GACTTTGAACGCGAGGTCCGAGCAGTCGCCCCCGAGGCATCTTTGGTACGAGTAATGTCCTATGAAGAGCGTTTCGGTGAAAACTCTCGTGGAGTATTTGTAGTCGCCGGAGGCGATGACGGATCACCGTTGGAAACAGCGACTCAATCACTACTAGTGACTTCTTTGCGTGACAGGGTGCCGTTGGATGTGAAGGTGTATTTAGCGGAGCCTACGGTTTTGCCAGTTGAAGTTGTAGTTAGTGTTCTGTGGAACCCGGAGGATACGCAAACTTTTACAGACACTTTGGCAGAAAACATTAAAGACATCATTGTCGACCAGGTTTATCCTTCAACCATCGGATTAGGGGGAAACTTGTTGTATGCTGACCTTCTTCGTCTAATTCTGGAAACAGATTTTGTTGTTGACGTTCCGGTTCTAGATGTGAAGCAAATGGCTTTAAATCCAGAAATCACTGGCGGTACAGATGAGATTTGTGGGCGTTTTTTGGGGGCTGAGAATGAGTCTACTTCTACTTGTACGTATACGTACCTCCAGACTGTCGATAAATTGTCTGGGAGCGAACTTGTCGTGCCGGACTCTACATCAGGGTTTCGCCTTTACCGGACTATTGTGTCGCTTATTTCGTCTGTTGACTACAGTACTTTAACATACACGTACGAGGGTTTATATGATATCGTCTAATAGTACTTGGGACCGAAAACAATCTAAACGGACAGTTTCCCCGGCCTTTAGCCGGGGCAAAGCAAAAGTCACATACGAGTTTAGAAATAGACGTTCACAAAAAATATTCAACCACCGGTTGGGAAATATTACGTTTAGGGAAACTCTCGGGTCCGAGTTAACTGAGAGCCGGGATGATGTGATACGAAGTGTTTATGGTGAACGTAACGTTAACGGGTACCGTTATAAGTCGGTTTCCCATAGCCATATTCTCCCGACTCTGCTGAATAGCGATCTTGATATTTACGGGCACGGTGCACCGGTTAAGGCGGGTTATGAAAATTGCTCCATGGTCGGGGCTACTTGCGCTAACGGTACGGATACTGAGTGCGATGTAGGTAAGTGTTTATATGGCCGGTTGTCACAAGTTTCAGGAAACCAGTGGAGATACGATTCTTATACAGCGTCGGGTCTATACTACTTCGTATACGGGACAGAATATGTAACCTTACTTTCAGTGTCCCGTGGAAGATTTTCACTACCTGCTGGTGCTGGAATAGTTGACGTATCTTCTCCTGCTAGTATTTCGTCTGTTGTTTATCTACCCCCCAAGACGTATTCGAACGAGACGTTTGTCCGCAGGATTGTAAAGAGTTTTGACAGCGATGGATTATTACGCTCAGCTACGGATTCTGTTGATAATTTCATTCGCGCTCTCCTGGGAACTAATCAAGCGACAGTAGAGGTTGAAGAAGAAATTAGGGATCGTGTACTTTTAGCCACACGGGATACATTAGATTCGGTATGGTATGAGGTAATTAGCGATGCTATAGATGCAATCTGGCTTGCAAGATTTGAGGAAAAAAATGCCACAAACCGGAGCTTTTTAGTGCAGTGTTATGGGGTGTTGACAGATCTGTATGAAAGGGGAATACAAGTATCTCTGAGCGGTATTAAAGCATCCCGTGTAAACACAGACGTAGATATCGGACGTCCTGTGTATGATCGTTTACCCGGTATTTCCGGTGCGTATAATAATGAGGCTGAAGATACTCCGGCTAAGTGGTTAACGTCTGGAGCGGATACCGAGTTATCCCTAAGTAAATCGTTACTTGATAGTTTTTATCGTGACTACCTAGACCCAGACACGTGCTATCCTTTAAACCTTGACTGGTTGGCACAACATTTTGGGTTTACAACAAATCTTTGGGATTTCTCATGGCCAGCTAGAGTAAAAAGATTGATGTTGTCTAACGCCCATATCAATAGTATAGATATCAGCGACACTTTGTGGACTGATGATTCGGATCTAGATACTTTTAGGGGGGTTGATTTCTCCAAAATTGAACGGGTTTTGGTGGATACAGGGACAAATGAAGTTACCACAGCATACCGTTATAGCAGTAAAGTATATGACACTGATACTAACCTGACTGCTATAGATACTACATCCGATCTTCAGATCGACGTATCTCAGTGGCAGGGAATCTTGCCCTCCAGGGGTTCTCTGTTAACTCTACTGTTTATTTTTTGGGTGTTTGGTATTAAAGCCCCTAGTGCAGAAGAATTAAGCTATAATAGTTCTGAAGGAACATTTATGGTGCGTAGCGGATTACGTAGTGCTGAGATTAACGCACCAGTCAATACGCCTTATATTGTTGATACTTTAAAGGTGGGGTCAGATGTAGATGCAGAGATTGGTAATTACCCTAATCAGTTGATTGCTGACATTAGTACATGTCAGGATAAAACTTCAGCCAATACTGTGGTTATTCGTATGCCTTTTTATTATAACCGTAACGGTCGAAGTTGGGATGCAGCGAGTAATATAGTTGAGAATTATGTTCCAACTACGTCTATAAAACGAATACAATATTCTTATGCGGCTGCCGATCTGTTAGCAGCAGATGATATCTTTTTTGAACCGGAGATACAGTAGATGTCAGATTTATTCAAAACTATCGCCTCAATGCAGCAAGCTCAGACACGAGTTGTTGAAACTTTAGGGGTGCCATATGCCGATCCCTTTAACGAGGAGGGAGTAATTTCTGACGTCAACGACCCCCTGAAGTTGGGTAGGGTCAAAGTTATAACAGATGACGGTATTACTTCGGGTAACTGGGTGCCTGTATCTGGATCCAATAGTGGAACTCTGAGTGCGAGATATATAGGTTCACGAGTTCTAATTGGTAAGACGAATGGCCGGTCGGAGAACATGTATGTCATAGGGGTTATTCGCAACAAACCTGACATCGATATGACTGGTAACCCTATTCAACTACCGGTCGTTGATGAAAGTATGGCGGTTTGGGAGGGATCCGCAGATGCGGGGATGATGTGTAACCGAGGTAATGAGGGTCGGGTATACGTGCTGAGCAACGAGATGAATCAAGACGTTGTTGTCTGTCTACGTCGAACCAGTAATCAGGTGGATTCGAATTCCGCGTGGTCGTGGAAGTCTTTGACTAACGGTCTGTGGGTTGAGAAGGGGTTCAATCCCGGGAATGAGAGCACACCTGCCATTGCTCAGTCTCAAAAACAGAACCCTGGAATACCTCAGTGCACCGAGGCATTGCTAGGAGAGGTTCATGAGTTTACCGAGGACCGGGGATTTCGTACCACTACAATGGTATGTAGAAGGGACGAAAATAAGGATTTTTCCTGGATGCCAATTAGTTCTCCGCCAGTGTTTTTTCGCACAACTCTTCCGACATGTGCTGAGAAATTACATGGAATGGAAGCGGTTGTTGATAATGGTAATAATTCTGAATTAATTGTTTGCCAAAGATACCAAGGCAAAATGTTATGGGTAAAGCAGGGGAGAAGATTACCCCATAAGTTTTATAGCAAAGAGCAACCGTTAAGTCGTGTGCAGTTTACGTCTAATTTTAAAAATATAAGTGCTTTAGATGAAACTCCGGTATCATCAACAAATTATGACTGGGTAGGTACGGAAGATATATCTACAGTTGCGTTTGATACGTTATTCAACAGTATAGATATTACCGGAACGGATCCCAAACTCAAGGAGCTATTGGAAATAGCGAGCATGGTTCCTGCTACGGCATTTGATGGGGCGCAAGTAATGCGCAAAGTGGCTACAGAATCTTTGTTAAAAAAGACAGGTATACCTGTAGAAACCTTGACTCAACAGGTACGAGCTGATCTTGAATCGGTAGGCGGGCTAACTCCTTCAACGGCTCAAATTTTGTCTGGTATTGGAAGTGCTGCTGACGTCTTAGTGAACGGTGTTTCGGATGATGACACTGGTGGGGCGTTACAAAAAATAGGAACAGATACTCTGAGGAATGCTTTGATTCTTTTAGAGCCAAAAACTGCATCTGTTATGACCGGTTTGATGTCTGGTGGAGTAATGGGGGCAGTAGACAGTGCGGTTGCTATAGGTCTTGATCAGTTACCAGATGAGGTAAATAGGTATGCAGCCCCGGTTATTGATATTGCCAAAAATCTATTGCTATCTGACTACCCCGCGTCGTTAGACCGTATTTTAAATACTGCTGCTGGTGGAGGTCTACTCGGTGCTATTACTAGCACGATTAATAGTTCTTCAAAAAACAATATCGTAACCCCCCAATTGCTTGAAAAATTAACTACTAGTCTACAGGACGGGGTATTGGGAGAGATTCCTAAATTGTTTGGGTCTCTGTCAAATTTGGACTCCGTAGTTAAGATGCCTGCTGAGATAGGGTCGCTCCCGGTTTTGGCCTCTACGGCTCTCGGTGTTGTGGGCCAGATCGGTGTGGCACAGAAATTGTTAGGGGGCGGCGGGTTAGGCATAGAGGGGGTAGACAATCTGCTGGGAGATGGCTTCAGCTCTGCAGCAGCAATAGCGGGAGGGGTCAGCGGATTAGCCTCAGTTTTTGGGGGTGGTGTTTCTGGATTGGGGTGTCCATGTGACCCTAAGTGTCGTAAGATATCCCACGGTCTTGATAGTGATGGTAATAATTTACTAGAAAAATGCGGATCAATGTTTGCTAATGGAGCTGATGCTAGTAACGCGACGAATGTACCAATTCCTAACAACATCGGTCCTATAGCAGAGGATATAGGACTGACTTCTACAGGTCTTGGAGACCCCCTGATTGTTAGCAATAGAAGAAATCTTAGCCAATCTATTAGTGATGTAGAACGTATAGGTTCTATGGCTGATAGATTTTTCGATTCACGTTTTACTGATCAGGTAGAGGCTGTGGCAGAAATGACATACACCTTTGAAGCAGTTGAAAAAGCACTAAAAGCTACTGATAACAATATCACCCGTATTGAGTCTGTAGAGAAAAAACTAATTGACTCACTGTATAATTTACTCGGCTCTATCGTTTATGGTAAAAAATCTGGCAGACTAGAGACAGCGGTTATACCCCGCCTTATCAAAGATGTTAGGGAGAATTCTCAAGCTATCAAAGATTTGTACCGTTTTACTCGCAGACTTGATTCCGTTAAGGACGGAGGCAGAGCGGGAGTAAACGTTACTAGAAGCCTTGCCGCATCTTTTCAAAACATACCCGATCTGAGTACTCTGTTAAGTGTTAATCGTCGTGAAGCTTTAAAAGCATTACGTAATGGGGTGATTCCGGCTCACAGAGAGTGGAAGACGATGGATCCTGGCAATAGTGGGTATAGACCGGGGGGTATTGGAGAGTACGATAAAACTATACCCGATCCGTATCCCGATGAGAGAACTCTGTTTGATGGGGATCGGGTACTTTCTATCAGCGCGGAGTCTAAGTTGGGAGATAACTCACCCCCCGTAGAACGCACTCTCACAGATTTAGCGTTGTCGTCAAATCAGATAGATACGTTAAGGGGATTACCATCCAGAGATGGCACAACACTTGATCCTGATCTTATCCAGGCTGGTAGCGATTTGTTGAACGGTATTAATAATCAACTCGATTTGTTGTCTAACATCCCAGAACCTGACGATTCGGTTGAAGGCTCATTATACGACTCTATATCAGACAGAAAAGGTCAGAAAAACTGTCAATGAATAAAAAAGAACTTTCTAGAGAGAAAGAACTAGTAGTAGAAATGAGTAGAGATCTGGAAAGCCTCACTTCAGATCAAAAGACGGAGTTGTTGAGATTAAAGTGTCGTACTGACTTTGTGTCCTATGCCAAATTTATAACCCGTATTGTTGAAACTAGCGGAGTGTTTGAACCATATAGAGTTCACGAACTTATCTGCAGGTATGTGCAGAGTATTTGTGATGGTGAGCAACAATACCGCAGAACTACTATCTCGCTTCCCCCTAGGACAGGTAAAAGCATGCTTATTTCAAAAATCATGCCGTCCTGGCAAATGGGAAGAAGCCCGAGTGCTCAGTTTATTATGGCTAGTTATGCACTTAAACTGACTCAAGAATCCAGTAGGGCAATACTTAGTTACGTAAGTAGCGAAGCTTTTCAGTGGATTTTTCCTGAATGTACGGTTCTAGAAAAAGATTCGAATCTGAAAACTATTCGTTCAAAGCAAGGAGGACTGATTATGTTTGCTTCGGCGGGGAGCGGGGTGACCGGATTCGGATATGGGACGATTAGCGAGGATGATTTACCAGGTATTGGAATACTAGACGATCTTCTGGAAGACGGTGATTCTGCTCAAGTTCTTGAAACAACTTTCTCTTGGACGACTACACAGTTCCTCACGAGGGGTCTTCCCAACAATTGTATAGCAAGTATAGGTACCAGATTCCACAAAGAAGATGTTATCGGTAAGCTGCTTGCCAGTGACCCTGAGGGGTGGCTTGAACTTAATGTTCCAGCTCTTTGCCTGGACGAGGAAAATGACCCGCTTGGAAGAAAACTCGGTGAGTCTCATTGGCCCGAATTCTTTTCAGTAAAAGCTCTGGAATCAATTAAGAAGCAGAACGAGAAAACTTTCAATACTCTGTACCTGGGTCGTCCTCAAGGTGAAAGCGGTGCTTTGTTTAAAGATTTCTGGTTTGGCCATCACGATAAGAATAAAAAGAACTATGAGTATATTTTTGCTACGGCTGACACGGCCCTTAAAAAGAATGAAATCAATGATCCCTCGGTGATCTGCATATTTGGTGTAGTTAGGAAGACGCGTCAACTCCATCTTATTCATGTGTACCAGGAAAGAATGGAGTTTCCCGAACTCCTCAAAGTAATGCCAGTGTGGTTAAAACTTTGGAGAGTGAGGGCATTGTATATTGAGAGTAGGGCGTCAGGTTTGCCACTCCTTCAAATGCTTCGGAAAGAGTTACAGATCGGGGTAAGAGAAGTAATACCCACAAAAGATAAGATTTTTCGAGCTAATGAAGTTTCACCTATAGCCGAAGAGGGACGTGTGTCTTTGTATTCAGAAATACCAGGACTAGGAGAACTAATGTCAGAGCTATGCGCATTTCCTTATGCTAAGCATGACGACTTTGTTGATAGTTTTTGTATGGGATTAAAGGTATATAAAGACGAGATTATGGGATCTGCTAAAGCAGAACATGGTGGGAGTCGAATTAAATTACCCCAAATAAATCACACGGGTGGTACTCAAAGGACCACAAGTCGTCTGGGAAGAGGTTCTTTGAATGTGTCGTATTTGTAAAGAAAATATGGTACAATATCTGTGTATTCGTCAAATATTTGAGAAAAATGTCTGAATTCAAATACCGAGTAGTGTTTTTTCACTCTAATGGTTGTCCAGCATGTGATGCTATGAGACCTATTTGGTCCAAAGTAGCTGGAGAAGTATCCGAAGAGTACCCTGAACTGGCTATAGGTTGGGGAGAATTTAACGTCCTTGATGATAACTGGGAGTTTCTGGAATCACTTGTTCCTGGGACATCAGGGCAAGGTACTCCTGAATTCGCAATCTTCGATTCTGATTCCGAAATGGTTGCCTTTAACGGTGAAGGAATTATGGCAGCTAGCCAGTTAAAAGACTTTGTAATCACTTCTATTCAGGGGTCTTGATGGAGTTAAATTCGAAACGGGGAGGAAAGAAGTCGGAGTACGAAATAACCAGAGAGCGTCATATTCGTGAGAATATGTGGAAAGCATCGCACGCTGCTAGGAAAGTTTCCATGTTTAGCGGCTTACCGTTTGAGGATCTAAGATCAGTTGCTTTAGAAGCTATGGTTAAGTTGTATGAGAAGTGGGATCCCAGCAAAGCCAATTTCAGTACATGGCTAAACCGGTCTCTAACATTCCAAGTACTTAATTATCTGCGCGATCATTCACGGATGATTCGAATGCCCCGTATTTATGCGGACACGTACTTGAAAATCCGGAGGATTATTGGGGAAAATCCTGATATTGCTGACCATGTCGTGGCTGAAAAAACAGGATTAGACGAGGCAGTTATTCGTGAGACACGTCGAGCCTATCAAATTCAGTACTTGGAGATCAATGAGGACACTGAAATGCCAGTGGACAATATTGACCTTCAAGAGGATTCTCTTCAGAAAATGCTCGGAGATTACAGTGGAACTTTGGAGCGTTTAGCAGACCTTCCGGAAAATGAGTATAATTTTCTCGTAGACGTTTATATCCACAAACGCGCATCATCCACGATAGCTCGCAAAAATCCGGGCGTAAATAACCCGGATCACGTTCGCGAACGTACCAGAGAAATCTTATCCAAGGTATTGTCAGAAGAATGTCAGCCAAATATATAACTGTTGCGGGTCAACAGTATAACAAGAAGCAGTACGGACGGAGGTGGTCGGGAATCGTAGCTGGTTACGAGACCCGAACGACTCTATCCCCTGGTGATACTGCGTTTTTTACGGAATCTGTATCTGGAATCCCCCGTTTTGCCAAAATTATGGCGCGTGGAAGGGTGACTTTTCGTGCTGTGCAGCATACTTTTAATGGGAGGAAGGTGAAAGGGATCGCAATGATCACACCTGGGTCTGGTATAGAGGTCTGGGTGGGCAAACAATTCGTCATGAAGTCGTTGTTTCCACCGGTCAACAGACCTGATCCGGCTAAAGAAAACCGCCGTCGAGTATTACGGGCTCTCCGTAATATTGTTGAACCACAAATCCAGCAATACCGGAAAAGGTTCAGTGGTAAATCGGTAATTAAATCGTCGCTTACTGGAAAACCCATATTCGGCGCGTACCATGTCGATCATGTGTACCCTTTCATACGCCTTGTTGAGGAATGGTGCAGGGAAAACGGCTACAATCTGGAGACTATGCCTGTTAAGACTCGTGGAATAGATTGTCTCCTGGATTCAATCGATATGGCTGAGAGCTGGTTTGATTATCACGCTATGCATGCCGAATTTCAAGTACTCGATCCCCTAGAAAACATATCCAAGGGGTCACGTTATTTCGGAAGAGGGGAACAGCAGGTCGAATAATCGTGCCGCTTCTGCGGCAAGTATTTCTCCCACGAGTGCATCACTTTGTACGATCCGGTTAAGCCAGGGTTGATCCGGATCTTTTTTATCGCTGTACCCGGGTACCATTGTGTAGACGGGGCGATTTTCCATGCCCACATACGTGGAGCGTTTATACTCTCCGTATCTTTTTTGCAAGTACTGGACAACTGGTGAGTCTGGACCTTGTCTCTCAAGTTCAATCTCAAGGGTGCGTAAAGTACTCTGGAGGGAAAAGAACATGTCTTCCCCCGCGTTGTCACTGCTTACTTCTACGGATGCTGATCCTATTGATCGGACGTACTGAGATACGTTGTACGTTAATTCTCGGGTATAACTCTCGGCTACTGTGCGAAGAAATTCACGTCGTGCGGACTCGGCGATCTGTTTTACAGCTTCGCGTTTTATAATATCCTTGGCAGATTCCTCAATAATATCTTTGAAGAATAGCCCGAGAAGAGGTTTAATTACCATTCTACGCAGCTCCGCAATCTAAGTCGTTGTAAATCTCCCGGGCATACTGTTGTCTCTCTAAACTTGCCTGTCCTCCAGATCTTTCGTAAAATTCATCAAAACGGTCTGCAGCCTGTTCAGGGCTACCGGCAGAGTTTAATGCTTTTACAGTTTCTGGACCATTATAGTCTGCTCCTTTAAGTTCCTGGACAAACCATTGCATTTGGAGGTTAAAATCAGTCCAGGGTTTGCCTGTGGAGCTGGCAAGTCTGTCTAATCCTACCTTTCGATCACACCACTGAAATATTCCTATGCATCCTCTTCCTTGAGAGTCCAAAAAGTTCCTGTTTTTATTATCACTTGCAGGGTCAAGATTACCTGACGATTCCGCTATCGCATTACCTACAACCCCTGCATACCCCGCTTTTGTATTAATTCCCCCCTGTCTAGCTGCATTGATAATAGAGTTAACGCGGTCTTTGGGATATTTTGCACCTCGATATTGACAATTAGCTGGGGGATATTCACTCGTTACCGAGGCACCAGAATCCCGTTGTGTTCCTAATGACTGGGTAATTTGCTGTGCTTCAGCGCACAAAACCTCACACGATGTTCTTCCGTCTCCTAGCTTCCAGCACAAGTCTCCGAGTGACCTTATGTATCCGTAGTAGTCTTTGTACTCTAGTTCTGTTTTCGCAAAACTCGAAATATACTCTTCAAATCGGGGAATTTTAATCCGAGATGTCGCATTTCCCCAGTCGCTAACTCCAGAGATCGATACAAGTAAATCTCCTTGTGACCATTTGTAGGTGGCATCTTTTACAAACCATTTAGAAAAGCGACCAGCAATCCATACACCAGGATCTATATCAGAAGGTCTACCTTTTTCTACCCATTCGTCATAATTGGTGATGAATGAGAGAATAGTTCTTCCCGGCACGATGCGTAATGCACGCGGTACTCCTTTGAATTCTGTTTGAATATTAGCTCCAATCGCGACAGGAGTAGACTGTACTCCAGTGCCGTATCCTGACCCCGATGACGTTTGGCCGGGTGTACCTGTTATGGATGAGGGGGCTAAATGGGCGAGCCTCATATCCCCCTTGGGAGTACTAATTGTGATATAATTACCAAATCTCCCCCCACACTCCTTATCCCCATTCTGGCAGTTGCTTTCGTTTACTTCTTTTAGAAAAGAGCCGTTTATAAGGTATATGGGAGTACCTTCTGTCGCACCTATATCTATCCCTTTATGTTCAGTAGAAGCGCCAGGGGTTGGTGATTGTCTCGGTCCGAATCCGGAAGTGACATTCCCGGAAACTGAGACGTATTCCCTAGCATCAGACTCCGTAATTCGTCTTCTATCTGTCCATTCTATATGGACATGAGAGTTTGTGCTAGTTCCAGTGTTACCTACTTTGGCAACAAAAATAGAACTAGGCAAAGACGAAGGCGACTGATTGGAAGGAGATTGAGGGTTTCCGGCTTTTACTAGTCCTACATCTTTGAGTTCCTCGTCTGTAAGCTCTTTGACCGGAATAGCATATTTCCATACAATAGAAGGTGATATGGTCACGGTGTCCGATTGTCCTACACCGGGAACATAAAACCGTACAAACTCAGGTTTATCGGATGATGCTTCGCCGAGTTTCTGATTCATCTCGACCTTAGAACCCATCTTCAGCTTATTGACGTCTATGTTGGTAAGATTGGTAGTATGCTGGTAGATAGAGCTATTTTTGCATTTTTTCTGTTCATTACAAAAACGTAAAAAATAATTCGTTCCGATCAAAATGTGACCTTGGTCGGCTGAAACGGGGCTGACAATTTTACCGTCCAGTAATGCTACTGGCTCGGAACCGGTTACTGAGATACCATACATATTGACTTTTTGTAATCTTTCAGTAGTAACTTCGGGGCCACTGCTTTTCCATGCTAACCCGCTGGAAGAGTACTTGTCACTAAACCTTTTATCTAATACATCAAATTGACCGGGGAAAGATGTAAGATCGGTACGAGCTTTTTTAAATTTAGCTTCGCGACGCTGAGGATAGATTTCATCTATCGTGAATTTCTCATTCTCTTTTATTCCCCCAACGCTGTAGTCATACCCCAGACCCCGGTTCATGTCGTATTCGAGGTTTAGGTTTAATGTATTCGGGTCCACGTTACCCGAGATGCTGTAACCCTCATATAGACCTACACCCAAGTAGAAAACCGAACACCCCTGGTTAATATTAGCCCTAGTACACATTGATATCTTGCGGGCATATTCGGCAGTAGGTAGTGATAGGTAATTACCACCTACACTATCTAAATACTTCTTAATAACTTCTCCCGCAGTGACATTCTTCTCTTTAAAAGATTGTGGCATCACATATCTTTTTGTGTCCGTATCAGTAGGATCAGTACAAAAGGAGACCTGGTAACCCTGCTCTTCTACTATTTTTTGTAAGTTCTCTTCTAAAGTTCTGTTCTCTTCGAGCTGAATATTTTGGAGAGACTGGTTAAATGTGACAACTTGGGGGTGTACTCCGCTTAGAGATACTTGGGGGTAAGATTTTCCGTGGACGATATTAAACCCCTGGAGCCTAAAGTAGCTGTCCATGCCAAACTTCACTCCGGCCACATCATAGTAAAGTTTTACTAAGATATGAGCGAAGTTCCCAAGGCCCCCTCTTCGGGATAAGGGGTCTTCTATTTCAGGGAACGGGCGACACTTGCCCGAAGCCGAGGTCTCACCTTCTTTGCAGGCTGGTAAGAGGATGTGGTTTGCTGCTGCCTGAGTTACATTCCCATAAGCAGCAGCGCTGTCGAACAGGGCGGCCCAGGCAATCCCCGTCATATAGGGGTCGGATAAAGTGACATTAACTGTCGACGCACCTAGGGAGTTTACGAATTGTGATGCCTCGGTTTCATAGTCAGCATTCAAGGTTATCCCATTAGGATTCCACCTCATGTTGACAGTTGCGTCGACAACTTGTTTCTCGCTGAAGACAATAAGTTTACTGCTAGCGTAGGGACGGTACCCTACAGCACATCGGCAGCGATACAGGCTATGCACACGTCAGATATTAGTTTACAGAGTCGACGGTAGCAGTACCACCGGAACCGGTTGAAGACTCCTGGCCTCCAACACTATCGTCGATGGTAAGACCGATCACGTCGTTTACAGCGAAACCGTCGCCGCCGTCAGTAATAGCGGTCAAACTGGTAATGACTCCACTAGAGATGTTACCTACAATAGTTGCGTCGGCATACTGGGCCGGGTCAGTTTGATTGCTAAGAGTGAGGGTACCAAGGAAAACAACGCCAGTTTCAGTGTCGTCCGAACCGTCAATTGTGTAGCCGCTACCACCTCCGTCTAACGTCAGCGTCAGGATTGGTCCTACGGGGGTTACGTTATCAAGGATGCTTGATAGAGTCACACTGAGGTTATAAACAGCAACCATAAAGTGATAATCACCTTCTCCGGCAATTCCTACATAGCGAGTCACGTTGACTAGCTGATCATTTAAGGAGTTGACATAGGGATCGGTTGGCACGTCGGGGTTGTTAACCAGAGCGTCGATGGCCAGCTCAAGGGTCCCGTAGGCGGATTTTTTGGCTTCGAAGCCCATGCTAGGGCCGCATCCTACGAATTCTGAGTAAAGTCTGGTACGAGCTTCTGGAGTATTATTGCCAACACTGTATTCATTGACTAGTTTATTAGTTAATAAGTCGACGAAAAATGTTTGCAGTTCGATTTTATATTGAAACTCGATGCCTACGAGTCTCTTAAGAGTTGCTGCGGACATGGCGGGAATTTACCCTGTAATCAAAAGTATATCATATAGCTTTCAACGGGTTGTTATGCAACCCTGATTTTAAGAACGCTTCCTGTTCGATACAGACCACCAATATCGAGAGCGGGGTCTGCTGCTGCTGCGGCTGCGTCGTCGGCGAATTCGCGTAACCCGGTGAAGTCGATACGGGAGAAGGATACAGGCGTGGTTTCATTTACGCCCCGGCACACCCCGTCTAATCCGACGTAGAATAATTCTTCTGAGACTTCATTTAAAAAGAGTTCTCCTCGTTTCGCCGCAGTTGAATCGTTGTCGTATAGATTTTGAATGTAGTCTTTATTTTTGGAGATGACGTCAGTGAACCTGACACCCCAACGAGGACGAGGAGTTGACATTAGTATAGGCGATATATCTGCAGAGCTTTCAACGAGATGTTATAATACGGCGGATTACTATAGTTGTACCAATGGTGGACTCCATTATCGTTCTTGGTGCTGATAGGGTAGGAAAGTCTACACTAATTAGCAATACTACTAAATTGATGAAAGAGGAGGGGTTCAATCCCCTAACTGCCCACTTCAGTAGCGTTAAGCCTGAACACAATTCCCCCACCGAGCAATTTACTAATTTTTTAAGAGGAGAGGATTGCCTTAAAGCAGACTTTTTATTGATGGACAGATTTGTACCAGACACTTTATTCTACGAACAATACCGGTACCAGTTACCTAAAATCCCAGATTTTTATGCTCTATCAGTTGAAAACGAATTGCTTGAGGTCACAGGGTGGATCGAAGTTTTTATAATTACCCACGAGTGGAATAAAAATCTTATCGAACGCCACGAAAAAGAGATAGCCTCATTATGGCCGGGGTGCAGTGATTACTGGTTAAGTGCTCAGGTAGAAAAAAGACGACGAGAGCATGAAGCCTATTATGACCACATGGTCCGATATATAAATAATATTACTTTAATTAATTCGTCACATGTTCACTGGGTAGAGGGGGATAAATTAGGTCCCGATAGCTTTATTCAATCCGGGGATTTTAAGTTGAAAGCTATGTAGGAAACATCCGGACAGATCAGTGTTAACCACGATCCCCGACAATTCCCACGGGTAACATGCTACGGCGTGTTGCCCATTTTTTGTATCTATAAAAACTACATGGCCAAGTCACGGACCCGGAGAGACAAAGTAACTGAAGCTTCAGTACCAGGATACGAGGAGATCGCTTATGGAATCCCCGCTTCTAAGGGTGACGGGATTCATCAAGTTCACCCGATGAATGAAAACCAGAAGGAGGCTATGGAGCACCTTAGGAAAAAGACTTTAACGATCCTCACCGGTCCTCCTGGTACCGCAAAAACACTGTTATCCGTCTATGTAGCTTGCGAACTTTTGCAGAAGAGAAAGATTGACAAGATTTACTATGTGAAACCTATTGTAGATACTCCTGGGGAGAAAGGTATTGGCTATTTGCCCGGGTCAGAAATGGAAAAATTAGAGCCCCATATCGCCTCTTTGAGGGATGCGTTGAGTGTTTTTATGGCAAAAGGAAAGGCCGATTATCTCGTTGATAAAAAGATCATTGAGTTTCTACCTATCGAACACCTGAGGGGGAGATCCCTACACCGCTGCACTATCATCGCTGATGAGATGCAGAATGCTACTAGTCATAGTGTTCTTACTATCTTAACACGTCTTGGTGAAAATAGTACTATCTCTCTACTCGGTGATGTTGTCCAACGTGATCTGGCTAACCGGTTCGGTAAAGACGGTCTGAGCGACGCGGTTAAGAGGTTGTGTGAACTTCAGGACTTTGTCGGACACGTCGATTTTAACTTTGACGATATTACTAGGTCTGAATTTGTGAAATCAGTTATTCACTCTTACGCCGATTTGTACCGGGAAAGCTAGAAGTTTGTAGGCCGGATGGAAAGAAAAGTCCAGCCGCAAACATCCACCTGTCAACACATTGATTTGCAGAGTAGGGTCCACGTGTCCAGTTAGGTATCTCGCAAGCTGACAAAAAACTTATACAGAACAATAGTTCTGCTAGAAGGAACAGTGACCCCTCTGCATTTCTAACACTCATCTTTTACATCCCATATACCTTGCTTTCAACTGCCCGTTGAAAGCCCTATAGTAGAATGTAACACCAGACAACATGGCCACGAGGATTAGTGGGGACTTCGGACTTAGCGGTCAGGCACTGATCCGAACTTTAAGGAGAAAGGCCCCTAAAGGAGAAATTGAAGCCAACTTTGTAGGCCTACAAAGGTCTTTGGCTTTATCCGATGTTAGAGACAGTAGTAAGTCGTTAGATAATATTCTTGAAAAAATTAGCATCACGGAGGTGTCTGAACGCAACCAGTACGGGGGTCCTTATAATGCGTTAGATTGGAAGGTTACCGACAGGTTTGACGAAGAAGGTATCAATAAATCGTTTCTTAGTAAGCTATATAACACGAGCGTGGGCGGAGGATCTCTGGGGGCCACTGTTTCTATAACTCCACGTATTCGTATTCAAGATAGGCTAGGTTTTATAAAAGCATTTTACGGAGAGGGTAGTTTTCCCGGAGTTCACAGTGGCCCTGATGCGCAGTTTTACAAAAGCCCGCTTCCAAACCACATAGGTTACATTAAATTCACGTTTGACTCTGGAACAGGTAGTGTAAATGTAACCGAACTTAAGCAACCTGACGGCAATACTGATCTTACAGTAGGATCTATTTTAGGTGACGAAACGGAGGTAGTTTTAGACCTGGAAGAATACGAAACCACTAATGGTATCGAGATAAACATTGGAGGTTTCGGTATTTCTTTAAAACTGAGTGGTGGGTCAACGTGGACAGTAAGTGGATCCGGGGCGTTAAATAATCTTAATAGCACCAGTGACTCCAATGATTCGTTCGGAGATTTACGTTTCAAGCTGATGCGTCCGTATTCGTTTAAGTATAAACCTTTGTGGTTTACGCAATCTCCTGACGATTCTAATGTAGGAGCAGACGGAGGAGCTGATGATTTAGACCCTAGTACTACGAACCGTTTAATAAATAATGTAGCTGGAAACATACTACCTTACACAGAAAGAGGTTACTGGTACACGGGTGCGTACATAGAGGAGAGGTGGACTGTTAAGGAGAGGGAACTTCTCACATATTACGGGGTAAATAACATATTAGTTGTAGGGGACTCCAATATGAGGTGGCAAAACCCACCACTGAGATTAAAATCTCAAACATATAACTGGGGAATCAGGTGGGATGGTTATTTATCAATAGAAGCCGGAATATACTCCTTTAAAATACTGACCAATGTGGCGATAAAAATAGACATGGCACTGAATAGCGATAAGTCATGGGTTAATGTGTTTGGTACAGATGGGAATTCTGCACAAATAAGTGAAAAGAACTATGTATCAAGTCAGTCTTTTAACACTAACAATCTGCATGATGACTATAAGTATGTTTACGGATCTGGTAACGACGACTGGAACGGATACGTCCCTATTACGATTCGAATGTACCATGGGGGTCAGGACAAATCTGAACCGGAAATCCTGATAGGTAGAGATCCCAATCTTTTCATAAAGACGACGTCATTGGGCGCGGAACAAAACTATTACTTTGAAGAGTATGTGGTGACGTTGTCGGGTTCGGATGGGAATTGGGGGGTCACTAGCGGTAATTTGACTGAAATTATCAGTGTGATACAGGACACTGATGCTTCAGTGAATTACAATATAACAGCCGAAGGGGACACTATTTTAACTGAACCGATCGGAATCAGTCTTGCCACGAATGGTTCAACGGTTACTAGTAATACTACAGGTCTTTCAGAAACAACTTACACCCTAAGCATTACGCCCTTACTAAGCACAGAGTTCAATGAGAATTTAACTCCCCTATGGAAAGGTCGTATCTCATCTCCAGCAAAAACTCACACAAACTATAGTGATCTTACTGATGGTAGCTATGAACCGAACTTAAAAAAAGTTGCTTTCGACTCTCTCCCCCAATGGTGGAAAGTCTCAGAAGGTAACCCCTATGAATTTAATAGTACTTCCAGTAAGAGTAATACTCCTCTTGACGGATTTGTCCCCAATTTGTTCAAACCCGTTTTGGAGTCGGATGCTGGGATTGGATTGTATGGGGATGGCAGTGGTTCGTACACCAACAAGCCCAATATTATTTTTGGGGAATCCAGATATGGTACTAATTCAGAACTCGGTTCAAACTATATCGGTTTAAGGCTTGTTCCCAACCTTCTAGGGGAGGGGGGTAAATTAAATCTGACGGCATTACCTGTAAATAGCATCGAATCAAACGATGGTACGATAGCAGGTCAAAATGACTTAGGTGGTGGTTCTAATCACTTAACGGTTGCGGATGGCAAAGTTGAAGCTGATGTCATTCGGTTGTATCTGTCCAATACCAGTGTTCTTAACACTAGCGATCAGTACAATAAATACCATACTGTAGTAGTCTACAATGGCTCATTGCCGACCTCAGACGTTGGTAGAATTTACAATGAATCTGATAATAAATTCTATGAGTGGGACGGGTCTGCGTCTTCTTATACTGAAGATACCTCTCCCACAGCAGATAACCCCGCTACTTATGGTTTACCCGATTTTACCGATAGCGATTGGCTTTCACCCATTACCGTGACAGTTACCCGAGTTGCCGATAATCAGAGTATTACGACAAACGTAACTCCCCTGACCGCACCTTTAACGATGACGGTGGAGAAAGTTACGTTAGGCGGCATTAATATGCTTCAATTCTCAACAACTCAGGCGTCTCTTCTATACGAGTTAGGGACAGCAGGGGAAGACGTATCTAGTTTTAGTGGAAAATACATTGAGTACTACAATGAAGACAATGTCGCATCTCAATACATCCGTGTTGATGATGGTAGGTCTTTATCTTTTGCTGACGTACTTAAACTAACCTTTGACGAGAATGACGATTTCCAACGTACATTTAGCGAGGTTCCTAGTGCCCCCTCAAGTCGTGTTATACCATTTGGTTTTGATAAACCAGAGTTTAGCTCTGGAGTTTGTTATCCCCCATACAGTATTACCAATCCTTTACTCTCAGAAATTGCGATCGAAGACAGTGACCTGTATGCTGAAAGTGCTGGGAATTACGATGTATTTTGGGGTTACCCTGGAGAAATTCGGCTAGATAACAAATTCCTTGAAATTACTGAAAAAATTGAGTTTATACAATCCGATACTAATTCCAATGATGTGGTTGAAGATTTAACTACACCTGTAGTTGTTAACTATGACGATTATACACACAGGCTAAAGGTTGATATGCCCTTGTCAGGAATCTATGACTCTGATCAACTTATACATATAGGTAACAACGAGAAAGCAAGAGAATCTTACTACGCTTACGTAAAACTAGATAGCTAATAGTTTCGCATCTTTTATTGATGCGCCATCTCTATAGGAAAAGAGTGGCCATGCTTTTAATTCATAGTTAGTACCAGTCCGGATAGTATCTGTATACAGAGTACGATGGTAAACGAATCCCCCGTTTGATGAATTAGTTGATAAACTCTGGGTCAAGACGGATATCTTGGTGTTAAAACCCCTTGAGGTTTCTTCACTACTATTATAGTAACTAGCGCTAATACTGTACTTGTTGTCTCCTGTCTGATTTAGCGTGGCTCCGTCTTCTGAATATATGGCTGGGCTATAATACTCTTTATATTTAGAACTTATAAAAGCTTTTTCGTCTGAGCTAAATACACGTTGATATTTTTCTCCTGTCCATAGCCAAATGCCTGGTATATTTTCACCATTTAAGTTTGTACCATCTGTTTCGTTCAATGATGCGAGATCATTAAAGCTAACATCTGATTGATCTAATACACCGTCAGGGTCTCTAAAAATTAACCTATAATTAGATCTAATATTTCTTCCTTCAAAAATATTGTACTGTATCCCTAATGTATTATTTTCACTATCTAATAAAGATGGTTGTTTTAAATTTTGCACAAAAAGTTTAAGCGAAGTAAGTACTTCTTCAGCCCGTTCTGATATGTCTATAAGGACACCAGAAATTGAATCCTTTGACTCGTATACATCTTCATAACTCCAGCAGGCCGATCTTCCGTTCAAGTTATATAGCTGAACCAAATTATCTGAAGACAATTCATCCCGTCGCTTAATTACAACCGCCGGAGTATCTCCTAATTCTGGAAATATGTTGATATTATCATAAGCAGCACCTAAATAGACGTATTCTCCAACCCCATCATCGTATAAAAAGAAACCATCGCGGGAAGCAAATAAAACACGATAGGTGTATAGTTCATTTCGTAATAATGCTTTACGGGACACCTCTCCTGATGCAAAATACGTTTGCCTAATAGTAGTACCATCGCGTGTGACTTCTACATTACCTGAAGCACTATCAGAATTAGATGCGGTAACAGTAAACGTATTTTCATCAGTAACTGTGATAATGTAGACACCGTCAAGAGCTGAATTATCAATGAATTTTAGATTAACAGTATTCCCAGTAGTAAGTTTATGACCGGTTAGTGTGGTTGTTACAGTCGTTCCGGATTTGCTAAAGGTCGCACTATGTGTTGTAGGTACGTTATATACTAAACACGAGTCCTCTTCTGGGATGTCTCCCGGTCTGCATCCGGGTATGATCTCAAGATACTCGTTTCTAATATAACCCGATCCGGGTGATATAATGGTGGGGATTTTTAACTCATCAATACTTCCATCACTCTTAACAGTCAACTTCACAACAGCATTAGTTGCACTTGACTCAATACCACGCAAATTTACATCAACCTCAGCAGGCAAGGGTAGATCGTTTCCATCACTATCAACAATAAAATAGTTGATGCCTTTGCTAAATACCGGTGCTGAGACAATCGACCCATTTACGGAGACATTAACCGGTGCCCCGTATGTATCGGAAGACGAACGCTTATCAAAACCAGTAGGTAAGGTGTCAAACCATACATAATTGTCGGACGAAAAGGTATATATATCCTGCAAAGATCCATTAGGATCGGGTCTACCCCGAGTTATAAATTTTGTCCGAGTGGAGATATTACCCTGAGAATCTGATATAGATTCGTTTACTAATCCATATACTTGGCCACTATCCTCTGTTGTAGGTGATGATATAAAAGACTCTAACCTACTTGCGAATGAAAATAACAATAAGTCGCTTTCAACCCCAGGACTATACAGTTTCTGTACAGCACTGGTTGCGTTAAGACCATCTTCTGAAAGATTGTTATTTGTATAAAGACCGGCTGTCATGGCAATTAAGTAGTGATTAGTTTAAAAACCAGATTAGAGCTGTTTTTCCAGCATTTACTGCCAGAATCACCAACTCCGGTTGGACATGCACCCAAAGGTTCAAGACCAGAATCTGTGATAGAATCGTCTTCGGTAGTTGAACCACCATACTTAGTGGAAGTAACAACAGGAGTTGTGTTGGGTTGCTTATATATAAACCCCAGTTCTACCTTAATACCCTTTAGGTTTTTAAAGGCGGTAGCTAACGGGTGTTCAACAGTGAACTGAGTTGATTCTACTTTAAATTTGTAATAACTTCCTGATATTTCTTGAGCTGGTACGCTTCTGTTAACTGTAGAAACTTTTTTCCAAACATCCACTCCTGTTTCATTTTCAAGGGTAACTGTAGTTTTTTCGTGAACAGTGAATCTTTCATTTCTATATAAATCAGTTACCCTGTCGCTACCTTTTGAGGTAGATACTGGAAAAATGTCTTGCTGATCGTAATTAGAGTATTTATTGCTACTGGTTAATTTATTTCCTGTGAGATAGACTTTACAATTTCTAAATTTATTTGCACTGTCTGCACTACTTACGTCTTTAATAATCTTTATTATTTCTGAGGGGGGAAAGTTATTATTAGATAAGTCAATATCGATATTTCTAGAAGATCCCCTAAAAATTTTATTTAAACACCCCTCTTCGTACCCCGTAAGAATATTATTACTGATCATGATTCCGGGGTATGTGGTATTTTTAGTTTTACTAAAACCGTTTCTAATATTAAACTTGCCAGAAAGTCTACAATTTTTCAGCCTAAGTCTAGATAATTCAGAATAACCCTTTTGGAACGAGTTAGAGATGTCTACGGTTTTTCTATAAAAACGCAGGTCTCCACTAAAATTTATTTCATCGCTAATGATTACTTCTGAATTTGAGACAGATAAGACTTTTGCTAAAAATTCATCTTCTGTGTTTCTTATTTCGTCGTTAACCATGACTTTTGTTTTCATATCTGAGCCCCCTGTTAACTTATACACAATGTCATTGGGGTGGTCACTGGACGTGGGATCAAGGGTAGTTAGTGATAAACCCGATACTGTAGTGTAGGCATCACCATCCTTTACACATGCCTCTCTTAATTCTGCTACTGACCAGTTAGGGGGGTACTGGCTTGGCAAGCAATTATTTAAGTTTATATACTCGATACCTGAATTTGAACTTCCTTCGAGGCTTGGTAAAATTGCACCTCCATTGATGCGGTTGCTCTCATAAGCACTTATTCTTCTAATGTTACTTGCAAAATCACTGTTGCCTTGGGTAATTGAAAGAGAACTTAAATCGTAGAATCTGGATTCTACGATCGATACATTTATACCTTTAGGGGAAGAGGGGTCAACTGGTACTTTGGGGAACCTCCCGGTTAGCCAAGAATCTCTAAAGAAAATATTTGTCAAGTTATCTAAGTTTTCAAAATCGTCCCTTCTAAACCTGTGCTCTAATTTTAAATAATCAGCATAAAAGCTTTCTAACTTGTGTTTGGTATTTGGGGTACGTGCGGGAGCAAAATTGGGGGGTAATAGGTAATCAATACCACTATCTACTGAGGCTGAAATATAATTGCATCTCCCGATGTCAATACTTTTTAAAGAGTTAGTATTAGTAGCATTACCCAGTTTGGGCATAAGTCCATTAGTCCCGGAATTTACTAGATTTAAACTCTGTAGTTTTGGTGTGTTCAGGGTTTGATGTGACGAGGTGTCAAATTTGACACCTCCTGAACTCCGGGCATCCAATGAATTAAGTTTTTCCCATGTACCGGTTTGCAAGTCAATTTCGACATTTGTAAATTCTATATTTATGGATGTTGCAGTATTCTTCCATGCAGACCAATCCTCATTGGGGTCGTTTATAAACCCATTTATTTCATGACTATAACCCTCTTTGCCGCCAATATCAAATACTCTCATCTTATACTTAGACACATAACCGTCGTCTGCTGTATTAGTAGATGTACCTATCTCTGTTATATCTCCATTAGCCCCAGACAAGGCAATATTATACCCAATAATTTTTTCGTTGTTATTTAACTTAGGTAGACCATCGAAGATATATTGGTAATTTCTATCATCGTACACGGTGTCATTTCTAGGTCTTGACCAGCTTAGGTTAGTAAGTTCGGGAAAGACATCGTCAAATCTGGCTCCCTTACCATAAAACCGGTCTCCTAGATTAAGTGTTTCTAGGGCTGAAAATTCCCGGTAATCGGCGGATAAGAGTGAATTACCCTTCAGGTATTTTTCAAATTTTTCATCTGACCAGTCTGATCCGGATGAAGATTCTGTCAAGAAACCACCCTCTTTAGGTATGGTCAAATAACTTACAGCAGTGTATAGGGGGACTTTATTTCCTACAGAATTTACACCAGTAATATTTGAAGCAGTTGCTGAAGAATTTCTTATATCAAACCACCCCATGGGACCATTGCGCCAGGTATCCTCAGACGAGGATAAGTCTAGGATTTTCAGCTTCGTACGGAGAGTCTTAAGCCACAACGGCAGGATAGTCAACCTGTCACTTGCTAAACTTAATATCTCTAGGTTATCAAACCCGACAAGGCCAATATCTTTTTGATCCGGGAACTCTTTAAGTTGTATATTAGAAAATTCCATACCTTTTATCTTTGCAGGATTAACATACACATATAGATAAAGGTCGTATAAGTTTTGGTACCCTGTACTAGTAATATCTATATTTGCGATAAACTCGGTGAGACCAGATTCCGGTTTTTCTACGGTAACAGGTAAAAAATCTACAACTGGTGAGTTTGGCTTCTGTTGGGCCGGTTGAATCTGTATCCCATAGAAGTAAGGATCACTGTTAGTTGTGGGTTCAGTGAACGTAAACTTTATAGACCCCTTCTTTATACGGCAATATAACTTTAGGGGTGTGTTTTTAGTTGCCAGGAGCTTGAC